AGCAAAAGAAAATGGCTTTGAAGTTCATCATATGAAATGGCCTAATCATTTTGGTAAAGCACGAAATAAAGCAGTAGAATTAGCAAAATGTGATGATGCTGATTGGGTTGTAATGTTCGATGCTGATGAAGTTTTAACCAGAGGTAGTGACCTCAGACAAAATTTAAAACTTATGCCAGAAGACAAAGACCTTGTAGCAATTTATCATAAAACAGGAGTTGGTCACAGATTCCATAGAAATTGTATTTGGAGGCCCGGCAAGGCTACATGGAAGTATGCAATACATGAACACCTTCTATCAACACACGACAATAATTCAGTTACTCTAAACTTCGAAGTTCTTCACCCTGATGAAATTGGTACAGAGCATAACAAAGCAGGAGTCATGGAATTATTAGCAAACGATGCAGAGGAATTTCCTGATAACGCAACACGACAATATTATTATGGTAGACAACTATATTATGAACGAAGGGCTGATTCAATTCCTATTCTAAGACACTGTGCAGAGATTAGTAAATGGGACGCCGAATCGGCAAATTGTTTGGTCATGATAGGAAATCTATTTGCAGGAAAAGCACAAACGGCTAAGGATGATACAGACGATACAGAATATAAAAGATGTAGCGAGTTAGCACTTGACTTTTATAGACAATCTGTGGTAAAATACCCAAAGTTAAGAGGCTCTTATGCAGGCATCATTAGAGGAGAAACCAATCAAGAAGAAATTATTAGAGCAGGAATGGCATGTTTAGCAATTAAAGAATCAACATTCTTTGATGACAGTCCTAGATTCTACACTGATGATTTTGAATATTGGGTAAAGGGGAAAATTGAAAAAAATGCAATTGAACGAATTGAAATTAATGAGGATATTACTATAGATGTACACTGATAAAGAATTATTTAATGAAAAATTGAAAACCAACATGGTCAACAGAAAAGAAGGATACATTGAGGCGGTGTTGCAAACATGCGATGAATTGGGCATTGACCCAAGCACAGTATCTAAATTTATTTCAAGACCTATGAAAGAGAAAATTAGAGCAGAGGGTGAGGCCAACAACATCTTACCTCGTTCCGCAAAACTACCACTATCATAATGAATGGATTTGAAGTTTACAAAATATACTTGGCACTGAAGGCCCACTTCACCCAAGAATCATATGACTTTTTCAAATATGGTGGCAAGACAAGAGCAAAATCTTCAACTTTTGACAACAGAAAAGACAGATACTTTTTTGAAAAGTTAGCCAAAACATTGGACAGACAAACAGCATTCAATTATATTCTGGCTAATCTAGTATACAGTGATAGGTTATGGATTGGTGAAATGTTTGATGGTAAGTGTGATGAGGTTTACAAGAACTGGCAAAAGAAACAAGAAAGTTTATCATATATCTTTGGCCAAGATTGTGAAAATATTATGAATTACATGGAGAAAAGGGCCCTTTCTTTTAATGATATGTTCGTTTGCCAAAAAGACCAACATCCTGAAATATTCAGGCTACTACTACAAGAAGAAATAACCATCGAAGGTTTTATTATTCTCGATTCTCTTCTTGGCTTCTTTAAAGATTTTGATGATTGTCTACCCAATGATGTGATGTGGAAAGCAACTGGCAATAAATGTAAAAACTACAAACCATTTTTGCCTGCATCAAATAACACAACTCACTACAGAAAAATTATTAGAGGGAAATTAGAAAAACATGAACTTATTCTTTGACTTTCATTCTATATACCCTATAATACAATGTAATACAAAACAGTTTCAATACAATACAAGGAGATATGAAACATGGCATTTAGCGATATGAAAAAGAACACCTCAAAGGGGTTCGAACGACTTAGTGATGAACTCACTAAGATTAGCAAGAAGGGAAGCGACTCCTATAAGGATGACCGCTTCTGGCGACCAGAACTAGATAAGTCAAGCAACGGTTATGCCGTTATTCGATTCCTGCCACCATGTGATGGTGAGGATATTCCGTGGGCGAGAACTTTCTCTCATGGATTCCAAGGACCAGGCGGTTGGTATATTGAAAAGTCTCGTACAACTCTAGGCGAAAAAGACCCTGTGTCAGAAATGAACACTCGTCTTTGGAATAGTGGTGATGAAGGTGATAAGGATATTGCCCGTGCCCGCAAGCGTAGGCTTCACTACATTTCCAACATCTATATTGTGAGTGACCCCGCAAATCCTCAGAACGAAGGTAAGATTTTCCTCTTCAAATATGGTAAAAAGATTCACGATAAAATCGTGGGTGCTATGCAACCAGAATTCGAAGATGAATCACCAATTAACCCATTCGATTTCTGGAAGGGTGCTGACTTCAAACTGAAGGTTCGCAAGGTTGCCGGTTTTATCAATTATGATAAGAGTGAGTTTTGTGATTCATCGCCCCTTCTAAGTGGTGATGATGATAAGTTGGAAGAATTGTGGAAAACTCAGTATCCCCTTAAGGAGCATACCGACCCATCCACATTTAAGTCTTATGACGAATTGAAGACACGATTGGATATTGTTCTTGGAAACAGTAACCAAACAACTGCGGAATCCGTAAGTGTAAAAAGTAATGTCGATGTATCGGAAAAGCCTAATTTTAATAAGGCTATCGATACTGGAGACACAGAAAATAGTGGTTCTACTGATAGTGATGATGCTTTAAGTTATTTTGAGAAGTTAGCATCAGAGGATTAATTTATCCTATATAAGTGAATCAAATAAAATTTGTTAAATGCGGGGGACCCGTATAAGGCCCCCGTATTTGCAAATCGGTGCAAATACGCACCACCCTCTTTGGCCAGAGGTTTCAATTCTTTAAAGGAGAAATAATATGGCTAATTCAAAAGAAAGTTGTTGCACTGGTGATGTCGTGTCCTCAACTTTAGGTAAAGTCGGCATCAATCGTAGTATGCTAATCACATTAGCACTCGTTCCGTTTGCATGGGATGGCGTTAATTGGGTAGCAGGAGCAGTTCGTGAACTTTGGAGTCTTATCGCCAGCGTTTGATACGCTGAACATAAAGGAGATTATCCTATGAATATCTCAAAAATTACAAAGTTCGGTCTTGCGGCATTAGTCGTAGGTATCTGCACTGGCATGGCCGGTGCTGACGAACCAAATGCAACAAGTTTTGCAGACCTTCAAGCACGACTTGATGCCGCTGAAGCAAGAATCGCTGAACTTTCAGTGAATGAAAATCCAACTTGGTTGGATACTCAAAGAGCAAATGCCACAAAGGCACTTGTTCGTGAGGTTCTTGCTGATGCAGACAGTCGTGCTATGATGCAAGGTAATGGAAGTCCTGTAACAGTAAATGTTCACGGCTTGCTTCAAACTCGTTACGACTACAGTGGTGGTGGTGATGCAGAAGCAAATCATGGCTTTAGTGTTCCAAGGGCTCGTCTTTCAATTTCTGGTGACCTCTACAATTGGGGTTACAAGGTAAGTGGACAGTGGACAGAGGGTGGAACTTTCGACCTTCTTGATGCTTATGCTGAAGGAGGCCTCTTTGGAGGTGACCTTCGTGTAGGTCAGTTTAAGTCACCGTTCATGCGTGAAGTCCTAGTCGATAGGGCAGACACACTCATGGTAGACCGTTCAATCGTGTCCAATCAATTTGGTCAAGGTCGTTCGCAAGGTGTCCAATGGAGTCGTGACTTCGGTATGGTAGATTTTGCTGCCGCATACACCGATGGTTTCAATACTGCCAATGGTGCAGGTGTTCAGAACGGTCAGGCATTTACTGCCCGTGCCGGTTTTGACATCAGCAAGTGGTGGAATGTTGGTGCCGCTATTTCATATAATGATGAAGTAGCCACGGATTACACAACATACACAGTTGACTCTCTAGTTACTTTAGGTAACTTTGATTTAACGGCTGCCTATGTTGCAACAAGTGGTGATGCAGGTGACAACTGGGGCACAACTCTCCAGGCCGCATACCAATGCATGGATGACCTACAGGGTTATGTTGCATATGAGTATGGCGAATTGGAAGGTGTTACTGAAAATCTAAGTACATTCACTGTTGGTGCAAATTACTTCATCAACGATAATGTCAAGTGGACAACCGATTTTGGTTATGCACTTAATGGCATGAATGCGGCTTGGGACTTTGGTAATACTGGTTGGCGTGCAGGTGACTCAGGTGAGTACCTTGTCCGTACCCAAATCCAAGTTACATTTTAATACTTCAGGAAATTCCTGATAAATAATAGCCCCCTCTTAGGAGGGGGTTATTTTTTATACATAATATATCAATAAACCCAAATAAACCCATAGGAGTTAATTAATATGCACAACTTTAATACACATGTGAACGAACGCAATGCTCCGTTGCCCAAGGCAACTAGTTTTTCGTTAGTATACTCATATGCAGGTAAAGACAACAAGTTCGTTTCAAAACTTACTAAAATTGGTGGCAAAGTAGACAGAAATAAGAAAGAAGTTCGTTTTGATTTTGACAGTTCTGCCGCAAGGATGAAGTTTAAAAAGAAGAATAAAGAGATTATAGACAGTTTGAATGAAGCGGTTGAACTTATGATTTTTGATGGTTTTGAATTGGATGAAGCACTAACTCTCGCAAGTGATGACCTTAATGCAGTATCAAAAACTGCACAAAAACTTGCAAGGCAAAGTCCTGATAGAACATACTATGTTGTAAAAAACGAAAGGCATCACTCTGGTGGAAAAATTAAGCATCGGTATGAAGTGGTTGATTCTGTTGATATGCACATGTATAGAGATTCAAAGAAAGTTGCAGGAATCG